TTCAAGATTGGTATCTTAAGGAGGGAGGAAATGTCAGTTAATCATGTGTCATAGATATTTGGATATCTAATGCTTACCCCCCTACTGTTGCAAATACTATTTGGTCAATAGTAGTTCCTTGTGTAATACCTTCAGGATTTGTCGAACCACTTGCAATTAAAGTAAATACATTTGTATTGCTTACTTTATACAATTCTCCATAAAAAGATGGTGAACCACCACTTGAATTAGCATTAAAGTAAAATTCTAACGCCCAATTCCCAGCAGGTATATTTAATAAATTAGGGTCGCCAGCATCTGTTATGAATGAAGCAATATATCCATTGCCTTGTGCATTAGTTCGTGTAAAGTTAGTGCCTGCACCGATAATAGGTGTTTTACTTAACTCATAATAAGTATCACCTCCAAATGTACCTTGATTGACTGAGCCATTAAGGTAATAATTAACAGCAGAACCACCACCGCCATTACCTGTGCTTGGGGGGTTATAGATTAACTTAGAGGGGTCTACAAAACCTAGACTATTTTCAGCCCACCCTGTAGGGTCACTTGGAGCCATTGTCATAGGCAAAGCAGTGGCAGAAGCCCCAGCAGCGGCAACTCTTAATTGACCAGCAGCTTGTATGCCAATGCCTAACCTAGAGATAAGAGCATTTACACCAGCAATAGAATTATTCAACCAATCACTATTTGGGCCAGCCTCTGCTAGTACCCTAGCTTTTTCTGCGGCATCGTCTATCTTTAGTCCTAGTCATATAGGCAAGAATACCAGTAATGATAGGGATGGCAATACCAAGGCCAGTAAAGACACCAATCATGGCCATTGATTTTGATAACTGCGCACCTAGACCTGCAAGCTGGGTCATCTGCTGACCAAAAGCAACAAAGAAGTTAGTCCCAGATTGAACTTGAACTGCCAAGTCACCTACTTGATAACCTACTTGCTGAGTTACTAGACCAAATTGGTTTGTGTAACCTTTAGTCTGGTTTACACCCCTTCCAAAAGTAGAGAACACACCAGTGCCTGCGGCCATCTCTTGATTTAGTCTGGCTGTCGCTGCTGTTTGTTGTTCCTTAGTGATAATCCCAGCTTTAAGGGCCATTGCAAGGTCATTCATCTCCCTAGAGTAAATTTCCATAGCTGCATGACCTTCGACAAACTTTCTATTAAGTCTCTCTTGTTCTGCTGCTGCCCTTGCAGTTTCTGCTGCTTCTCGTTTCTTCTGTTCGTTAAACTCTTTGTTAATGGCTATAGCTTCTCTACGAGCTTGTGCAAAAGCCCTATCTTCTTCTTTCGCTTGTTTAGCAGCAGCGGCAGCTTCTTTCTGGGCTTTATTTGCTACCTGTAGGGATTTAGAGTAATCTAATACGGACTTTTCATAACCTTTGGAAGACTTAGCTAGTTTCTGTAGTGCCATATCAAACTGACTATTCGAGATTCTACCCTCGTCAATAGCCTTTTGAAGTTTAACTACCCTACTCTCAAGACTTTTTGTGGTATTAATAGCAGTGGCAACGCCTTTGACATTAGCCCCAATAGTAATTATAAGATCGTCAGCCATTAGCCACCCCCATATAGACTGCATCTAACCTAATAATTGCTTCTATCTCCCAAGCATCTATCGGTGTTTCAGTCAGTTCTTTCCACGCTTTTATCTGTTCAAAGGTAATTGGGTTAGGCCCAGAAAACCCTGTACTTCTTCTGTTACTCAACGTCAAAAAGGCAGACCAGACGTGACTTAAGATCATTGGGAAATCTGTCGGGGGTTCCAATGCTTCAAGTCTACGTCCAATCTGCCTTTCTACTTGTTCAAGATGCTCTCGTTCTGTAATGCCATCCTTGTCAGGTTTGTTGAGCTTAAACTGATGTTCAGCCCACTCGCACAACTGACAAGTTAGGCTTTCATAAAACCCAGAATTTCTTCCGATGCTTGTTCAATTTGAGCCTTGATCCAGAATACTTTATCGTAAACCTCACGAGCTTTCTCTAGGGACAACTTAGGCTTCTCACCACTAAAGGTAATGTTCCATTCTTTTGTTGTCTTAGCCAAGCTATCAAGGGAGATTTCCTCAATTTCTTCTGCTGTAATATCTTTAGCCCCTTTGCCTTGCATCTTCTTAAGACGCTTATTAGTCATCTCATGCAGAACTTTCTTGTATTCTTTAGAGTGAGGGGCAAATAGGGTAATCGTCATGTCACTCTTGTCTTCATTCTTAAGCACTTCATCAGTGGCAGGGTGCTTAAGCGTAACAACAATAACATCAGATTTAGGGGTCAGGTCTAGCAAGTCCATCGGGTTATCCTTTTAGGTTCTGTCGGGGGTTTGTTTGTCGGGTCAGTAATTAGTGCGAGGAAGCATAAGACCCGACACCTATGCTTCCTCTACCCTAGCTAGGGATTCTTAGTTATTAAGCAGTACGAGTAATGACCAAGTTAGAGGCTTCAGTTGCATCATACAAAGCCACAAAGGACATATTGATGATACGGCTGGTAGGGCCATCTACAGGAACATCTGCACTGTTAATCTTAATACGGGGGAACAAGAAAGTGTAGGCGTTAGTTCCAGTTGGATCATTCACCGATACTTCGAGTTCTGTTTCAGTTTCATTCAAGAAGCGGTTGATTAGAGCCGTATCTTCAAAGTAAGCTGTGATAGTACCCTCAATCTCTGCACGACCATATTCAAGTGAAGGGGCAGAAGCATCACCAATCACGAACGTAGGGGCAAAAGAGTTGTTCAAGGTAAAGTCAAGGCCAGTTACAATAGCTACAGCAGAGCTTGAACCTACGTTACCGATAGCGATGTCACCAGAGTAGGCATCGAATGGAGCATTGTTAGCAGCGGCTGTTTGGGTCTTCTGAGTGGCGCTAATAGTCATGTCCTTGCCAACCATCCCGAAGGTCGTAGTGACCATTTGGTTAGGAGCAAGAGAAACACCCATAGTTGAAACTGTCACACCAGTGAACAAACGAGCTTGGTCAATGTCAGCAGCATAGTCTTCAATAGAGAAGAACTTAGGGGTAACACCTACCTTCAGCACATTGGTAGCCCAAGAGTTTAGCATAGCGGATTCTAGGAAAGCGTCATATACACCATCACGTAGATCAACAACAATGTCACCAGCTACTTGACGATTGCCGTGACGATCAACACGAGGCATACGATCAGCCTGAATGTCATTGCCAGCAACACGATCTTTAGTCAAGTTCAGCGAGTGGGTGGTAAAGGGAAGGTTAGTGAAGTTACCAGCGGGCGTAGTGCCAAATGTTACTTCTGTAACAAACGATAGGCTGGAACGAGAGCCTTGTGAAAAGGGCATTTTAGTGTCTCCTGTGGGGAATTATTTATACAGATACCAGCCGATGTTTACAGCGACATAATACCAAGGATTGTCAATGAAGCCGTTATCTCTTTCTGCGTAATCAACAGAAACTATGATTGTCTCAGAGGAAGCATTAGTGAAAGAAATGTCAGTTGTAGCATCGAAGGCTTCAATCACCTTGTCGGCTAGATCGTCAGCAGCAGCAGGGCCATTACCCTCTGGTGTGTAGCAGAAGACTGTAAAGACCCCTTCATATCTCTGCTGGGGGTTAGTACCTCTTACAGCGGGTCTACGAGAGGTGGGGATGAACTTGACCTTAACGAATGGAGTGCCTGTAGTGGGGCTAAAGGCCACGTTCTCATAAGCAATAGCGGGGATACCTGAAATAGCAGCTAGTCTAACCTCTAGTGCAGCCCTGATGTCATCATAAACACTAGCCATTATCTAAACTTGCTCCTAATCTTACGGAAGACGTGATAACCATCTCTTTTCCAGTTTTCACCATTCTCCACATCTCTTGCGTGTTTTGCTCTGTTGCGCAGGGTAAACTTAACAAGACCATCAGCCAGCATCTGCTTCACGTTTATGCGTTTAATATCATCAAGCAGATTATTCTTAGCTTTTTCTCTAGAAGCCCCATTAGCCTTTGTACCAAGTCTACTTTTTGCCTCAGAGTCTTTCATCCTGCCGCCACTAAAACCTGCTCTACCCAAAGAGAAGGATTCAACATAAGCACCTGTATCTTCTGGCGAGATGTCGATTGCATAGTTGGCAACTTCTTTTAGTCTATCTTCTACTTGCTCTGCTGCTATGTTTTCGATCTTAGCTGTAAATGACCTGAAGGCTTCTTTTACTTTGGCAGGGGTTGTTGACATTACTCTGAAACCTCACAGATGTAACAAACAGCAGTGCCAGAACTAAACACAGTAGTGACTTTAACGATAGTTACAGTATCACCTTGACCAACAATCAAGTCTTCATCATCAGGGGCAACAGCAAGACCAAGGGCAGGTACAATGCACCTACGAGTACCCCTACGAAGTTCATCATCAGTCGGTAGACCAACAGAAAAATTAAAGAAGTAACCACTGAAGGTATAATCTGTTGTTGCAGACCCTGTTACAGTGCCAGTAGAGGGGTCATAAGTCCCAGCAGTGGTCTTCTTTCTAAGTGTAAGTTCTTTACCAAAGTCTTTAACCAACCTAAGAAGGTCGTAGGAACGAAAGGACATAACCTACTCCTTATTCATACTCAGGGGTGTCATAACTTGGTGGGTTCTTGAAACGATCCCTACGGAAGCTACCTTCAATCCTATTTGTGTTGGCTCTTGCAGCTTCAATACCAGACTTAGTAATTCCACCAGCAAGGACACCAACAGAAGCACCATTGGTCTTACCCTGATACTCAAGTTGGTCAGCTAGGCTTTGGTAATGTTTAGCAAGATCAGA